GCTTAAAGACTTGGCAAGCTTTGATTGCTGGTCAGCGATGGCTTTGCGTTGCTGTTCAACATAATCCTTCGCCGCTGTTCCAATTCTGGCCTCTTCCGCTGTTCTTTGTGAATCTAACGCCGCTACTCTTGAATCAAAATCAGATTGGTCAAATATGCCTTGCTGTTTGAACCCTTGATATATGCCGCGCAACGCATCGTCATATTGAGATTGAACGCCAGGGGTGTTCACATCTCTAAATGCTGTCTCTAGGTCAGAATAGTAATCATCATTGAAGCCGCCAAATGCTTCAGTCAGTGCGCTGTTTCGGCTGTTGTAAGCCTCGGCGCGTCTTTGTCTGGCAGCCTCTAAGGGGTCAATAGCAGCGGCCTGTCTAAATTGATTGTCCCCACCTCTATCATTTCCGCCCATTGTCATCTCATTGATACGGACATCGTTAGCTGTCATTTGGTAGCCATTGCCAGAACGACCTTGAGACGGTTGTTTGCCTGTTATTGTTGGGTCATAATTCGATGCGCCGGTATAACTGTCGTAATCTCCAAATAGTTGGCTTGACTCTTTTGTTACCACGCCTTGAATGCGCCCCATCGAGTCAAAAACAGGTGTGCCGCCGTTATTCATCTTTTGTTGTATGTCTTGCGCTCTGGTTTTTCCAAATTCGTTAGCGGCATAAACAAGCGCCCCCCCAGGCATAAAAAGTTTATCTTCAAAGCCAGGCATCTGCCCAACGCCCATGCGGTTGTTCAAATCATTAAGCGCCCCTTGTGTGCTGGTTACGAAAGTCTCACCGCCTCGATCGCCTATGCTAAAATCGCCGTCCTCTTCAGCCTGCGGTTCTGAATAGCCAAAGTTTTTACTTGTCTGCACGCCAGAACTCATATTTGAAACTTCACGACTGCCGCGCTCTTGTGCGGTTGCTCTTGCGTTTTGCTGCGCTGTAGTCAGGCCGACCTGACCTCTGTTTTCTGCGCCGTCAGCGCCGCTGGATGGTTCACCCATAACTAACTCCTTTAATGCATCACTGCGGGTCTGGCCGCTGATATTCTTCCGATACGTCCTGTCTTCAAACGCCTATATTTTGCTTCAGTCACATTAGGATAGATCTCGCTTATCCATTTTTTCGTGTGCCTCATTAGGTCAGGAACACCGCCGAATGGGGCAATGAACTCCATAAACCAAAGTTGCCCATCGTTTTCACCATTTGAAAAAACCGTTGGATCCAGCATTTTGGTACGGTTCACATGGTGCTGCTCTGCCTCTTCATCCAAAAAAGCAAAGGTAACAAACGCAATCAGATCACCATCATCGTTGTCGTAGTACAGCAACGCACGTTGAGCAAAAATTGGTGCGGCAACCATCCGCTCGATGTCGCTTACAGTCCACTTATGATGAATGTCACTGACTGCCATTATCCGTACTATTTCTCCAATCACTTGGTAAAAGTTATTGTCTGTAACTTCGTGGCTCTCGATCATTAGTCACCAATCACAGTGCCTGATCCACCGCTGCCACTGCCAAAAAGCACATTGCCGTATTTAGCTTGCCCTCTGCGCTCCAAATCCGCTTGCGTTGCAAGACCACTAGTCACCCCAGCAAACAAAGCGCCCAAGGGGCTGTACGCTGGCAATGAAGTAAGTGTCTGCGCTCGATTCATGGAAGTGTTAGCCGCAAGCATTGGATCCGCAGTATTAGCGTTCTGGGCGTAGAGATCGGTTTGGGCAGAATTAACAGCTTTTCTTGCGCTGTTCTCAAAATCTAATGCCTTGTCCTCGATCTCTCGTTCTTTGGTTCCAGCCATCTTAGCTAGCTTTTCACGGCGATTAGCGGCAATCGATGAATCCGACAACCCGCTTCGAGACAAAGCAGCAAGAAGGCTTTTTGAAGCATCTGTCAGCTGGTCGTCAAACTGGGGCTTTGCATAATCAAGATAAGACTGGCGGCGGCCAGAAAAATAATTATCATCGAACTGATTAAAGTTTTTATCGATTTGCTCTCGTCCATCACGGATCTTGGCTTGCCGCTCGTCTTCTCGTTTCCGAGCCTCTTCAGCTTCGTTGTTTCCGCCGCCGCCGCTACCGCACATTTTCAATCCTTCCCGACCCAGCCCACTTGACCGGCTCAACACTTTCTTTCACATAAGCAAACGTGATAAAATTTTCTCCGTTGCGCCCAAACCCTTTAATAAGACTTTCCTTTTTTAATCCCAGAAACTCTAACCAGTTATGGACTTCCTCATATCCCTCGATCGATTGGCACTCGACTCGATGAGCGCCTGTCTGTTCTATGGCTCCAATTATACGCTTTATTATAAGTCTTGTCAGTTGCGCTCCGATCTTTTGAAAGTCATCTGTCGCAAACATCCCAAAACTCCACACATTAGGTCGCAGCGGCACATATGTTAGAACAGCTATGATTCCGTCTTCTTTCGTTCCACAGCCAATTGTCGTCTCACATGCTGACCACGTTTCGCCCAAAAAGGCGGCTAACTCTTCCCTGTTCTGCGAATAGGTTGTGCAAACAATTTCATCGTAATCCCTTTGGCGCATCCGCTTTGCAACATCATAAATTTCAAAAGCAGTCGGCTTCCCATAAATCATCCGGCCTCGCTTTGGTTATAGTGGATTGCAATATTTCCCAATCTCGCATACCCATTTTTTGTGCAAATAAGTCTTGGCGCTATATGGGTTGAATACCCAATCATGCTTGCTCTACCCATTCCATAGGTAGTCTTGTTGACTGTGGCCACTGTTTCCAAAAGCGATATATCACTAGGGTCTGTGGCGACTTGTATGTCCCACTCGTTTTCGCAAGTTATATCAAGTCCATAGAAGTCTTTGGCTGTCGCTGGAGAGGAGCCATCGAGGAAGGGTAATTGCACTGTCACAGTGGAATTTTCATTTGTGTTTCGGTTTTCCCCGCCGAGGCTGTAAAGATCGTTTCCGCTTCTAGCTAAAATCTGAGCGCCGTCATAAGCCCATTCGTTTACTGAAAATCCAGGCTCGTAAACACTCCACGCCGACACTTTTGATGATGGGAAATAAGAGAACACATACACTTTTGACCCAACCGCCAGCAAATACCGTCCGTCTTGCGGCTCAAGAATGGCAGTTGCCTGCTCCGCTGTATCACGGTTTGTGTTAATTTCTGTACTAATGAGATCATCGATCGGATTGCCAATATCGCCAACGAAGGCTGCGTTGGAGCTATCCCGCGAACGTAACGATCTGATACCTGATAGAGACAAATAGAAAACATCGTTATCACCAAATTCAACCACTGATTTAGGCGCTATTGTACCAGTATTCACCAGCACTTGTATTTGCTGGTTTAAAGCTTCATCTGCATCAACAAACCAAATCTGAATTGCTTGTTCAGCAAAAACAGCGATGTTGTTAAAATAGTTGGCGATAGCTTTTAGGTCTTCAGATCCTTTTGCATTGTTGGACAAGTTGATAAAGCCAGCGCCAAGCGTTGCGTCATTCCACTCGTTAGGGTCATCAATTGCCGAGAAATGCAAAAGAGAGTCAGACAAGGCATACATTTTTGATTTTGCCGGACGAACAAAAGCGCCAGGGATATAACCGTTGATGTTGTTACTCGCCGCACCTCCATCCAAATAATTCTGGGCTGGTGGGCTAAAAGCTGTAGTTACATTACCGCTTACATTGACAACCACAACATCATTGTTCTGCCCAGCACCGCTATCGTCTGACATTATATTCACAGACGAACCAACTGAAGTTGCTTCAAAATTAGGTGCTGATGTAAACGAATTTATAGCATCTGCTATAGCGGTGGCTGTTGCGGTGTTCGATGTGTTCCAAACAACTTGCCCTTGAAATACAGAAACTCCGTTTACAGTGATGCTTGTGACTGCGTTATCAACGCCGCCAGATAGCGCGTTAATGTTTCCGACTGTATAGCCGCCTTGGGTTGTAACAGTTACGGCAAAGCCGTTTGAGGCAATGCCGTGGTCGGCAGCCGTGATAGTTACGACTCCGGCAGCGGCTGTCGCTGTGTAATTAGGCACAGAAGTAAAAGCGTTGATTGCATCTCTGACGTTCTCAGCGGATGTCGTGTTGTTGCCGGTGTGTGCGATTGTGCTTGTGTTATTCGTTATTTCAACATTGTTAACGCGAACAACGCGGATATCATCGCCTGGGTTAGCTGTTCCGCCTGTTACCTCAAATGATCCGCTTGCAGATGTGCCGCCAAGCGTCCCAGCCGTAATACTGAATTTCGCTCTTGCGCGACCATCAAACCAGTCAGTAATACGCGCACCGTTATAATAATGGTATATACGCCCATCAGCGTACTCCGCAGCGGCGTAGACCTGTCCATTGAAAAAGTCTGTCGATAAGACCTTTGTCATTGCTTCGCCTGTTGGATGAGCAAGTTGGATATAGTTCACGTTTGCCGGTGTGCCGGAAGCAAAGGTCACGGATGATGAAGGGTCACTCCCAAACGTGTATATTTGTCCCCCAGCCGCCGCTAGACCGAAAGTGTTACTTGGTAAGGCGGCAAGGCTCACAAAGGCTGGGCGCTTCTCTATCTCGCCGCCTCTGGTGATGTGCGCGTTAGTTAGGGTTACAAGCGTTCCAGGGTTGCTGGTCACGTTCATGCGTCTAGCGTCTAAGCCCGATCGAAAGTCTTCAACAAGAATGTAAGGCATACTTAGATCCTAGCAACAAGTGGTGGGCCTTTTGGACGGTACATCCCTTCTGGTTCTCCGCCTCCGATGACGAATGTGTCGGTCTTGGCAAGCCGTGCCTTTAGCCTTGAGTAATGGGCGTTAGCTTGCTGCAACTTGTTCTGAGCATCTGCTTGCTTTTGCCGAGCAGCTATTTCGGCGGCTGCGTACAAAATTATAAGCTGGTCATCTAGATCTGCTAAATCAGCCGATGCAATGAAGGGGCTTAGATTTTTAATGCCAGTTATGCGAACTTCGCCAGCGCCGCTAGATGCCACGCTGTTCGTAGAAGGAACAGGCCAAAATTCTAATTGATTGCCTTCGTAGGAATCATAGCGCCTGATCGGATAACTGGTCACGTTTCTGTCTGAGTCGTGTTGGTTTAACTCGTCTCTGCCTATGCCGTAAACCAGCTTATGCCAGACATCACCATGCTTAAACTCAACCAATTCGATGCGCTCGAAAGTTACATCTGACGGAAGATTGTAATATCGTTGGGTTGCGCTAATGCTCAGATCTCGTTTAACGCGGAGAAAAGGCCAGCTATAGTCTTCCCATAACCGGCGCTGTGTTCTCTGCAAATAGTTAACAAGAACATCTCTCATTGACCGCCCAAGGCTGGGTTGAAGGGAATGCCCTATTTCGGCGCGCAAATCCTCGATCAAAGTGCCTAAAGATGTTCCTCTAGCCATTTACTGCTCCCATGCTTCATTCTGTGGAGTGGTCGGATCATCTGCCTTAAATGAACCGTCTGCCTTTCGAGCGCGTTTGCGGATTGTCTTTTTTGGTGCTGGAACCTCAGACAATTCTTTGACGAAAACTGGATCAAGCAATGCTTCACCAATCCGTGCGTCCTTCAAGGTTTTGGGCAAATCACCATATTTTTGAAACACCTCAATGACCTTGCTGTCCTTGTAAAGGATACCAAGGCGATCTCTTTCGACATCATCTGGTGTATCCCAAGTGCCATCGATGCGAATGTTGGTAATTGCGTCATCGCCGTGCAGCGACTGCAAAATTACAATTTCTGGAATAGACACAGTGTTTTTGTGAATTACCGCTCTGGAATCCCCCCCAATTGCGATATCGACTGAACCGTATTCAATCATTTAATCCTCCAATAAAAATAGCTGGAGCAGCACGATTACTGCTCCAGCTTGTTGTTAGGCGATTTCGTAAACGCCGTGACAGTTTAGCTGCGTAGCAACCAAAGCGCCGGTTGTGGTCAAAGCACGATACATCACATATTGATCGGCTGGCCGTGCTGGGCTATGCCGCTTCATCTTCTCGCCGTCCATGTAGTACATGCAAAGCTTTGAAGAATCGATGATGTAGCAACGCTTGTCAGGGTTCTGAGAAGTGATTGACAGATCATCGAGTGTTGGATCGTACTGGAAGGTCAGACCGTTATATGTGATCTCACCCATCGCAATGTTCTGGCCGCGTGAGAAGCCTGTTTGCGAGTAGTTACCATTGCGGCGGAGTTCGTCAGCAAGGCGATCGAGGAAAGCTGATCCACAAACCGCAATATCTGGGCGGCCACCAAAACGCTTCAATTGGCGCATTTCAGTGTGAAGCTTTTCGATCAGTTCTTGACCAGTTGCTGTTGTCGCAATTGCCACATCTGCACGGTTCTGCCACCAAGTGTTGGTTGCGTTAGACAAGCCGCCAGTTGTTCCTGTTCCTGGAACATCCTTAATCAGTGTCTGAATACCCGCAATCGCATCAGGGTCAGCCGTTCCATCGCCGTACAAAAATGTGTTCATACCGCGTGAATAGCCTTCCATCATGTCATCTAGCTTGTCTTGCAACAAGTTAACCAACACAGTCTGGTCACGACCAGAATGGTTTGATGTTCCGGCTCCGTTCAAACTATCGGTGACACTGATACCGTCTTTCTTCAGTTCGGTAAGTGTCAACGAAATGCCTGAGTGATGCTCTTTCCAAGC